GTACTAAATAAAAACCAGGGGGGGTTGTGGACCTCACCTATATTGGTACTAAACAATATAAAATGAAGTACAGAACTACTCCTGTACGAATATCCTCCCAGCAGAGACTCAGTAACCATGCGAAAAATCACACACATGGGTCCTCAAGCCCTTCAGGGGCTTGTCTGGTATTCGGCGGCTGTTACGGTATGCCAACCGTCTTCCTAACTGTAAGATACAGCAAGTGGGGGACAACCTGTAAAGAACATAAGTTGAAAATCATCTCCAACCGCCCGTTGGAGAACAACATTATCACTAAAGTTAGTCCCACTTGTAATATATACAGTGGAAAGAGGTCTACTGGGATCAGCAGTAGGTGTTACAACACCATCATAATAAGTTACCAAACTCATTGGCATTCTATTATAATATGGGACGTGTTGATAAACATATGCTTTTTGATCCTGAATGTTACATGGTTCTAATGGTACAACACCATTTGGGCCAGCAACATCCACTTGATTGCCAAAAACATTAGTTTTAACTAGTGTAGTTGATGAGTAAGGATTTACATTAAAGAAACCATTCGTTGGTATAATATTACTATATACCATATCTGTTTTGGTTCCATCAACAAATGTTAATCTCATACTACCTCTCATATAAGCATACATAGGGGCTAGAAGTGAAAAATGATCACCTCCCCAACTAGCACTTTTTATAGCTCCAGTGACAAGATCTGGACGAGCAGTGCCAATAAAATAGGGATCAATCATCATTTTATTAGTCGCACTCCAAGCAAAAGTTTTGCCTGTTATACCATTAATAACACTATTTCTTAGAAGATAAGATTTAATACTTAAAATCTTCTCTCCTATACATCTTCTAGCATGAATAAAGGGTCCAACTTCGTAGCAGGTCCTCCTATTTCTGTAGTAGGCATTTCCATGCCTTGATGTACTGAATCTCTCAGTATTTCGGTTCCATCCGATTGTCCCACAAAAGGAATAGAACCTGAACTTAATTGCGTTGGAACTGCAACTTCATAATCATCCCCAGCACTAACAAACCATTGAATCTTACAAGATTGTGAGCAAGTTTCAGGAGCTCTCAAATCATTTAAAACAGTAATATCTAATTGACCTGAGAAATCCATGGTTGGTGTAATTGGTGTTGTAGAAGCATAATCAGAATATAACAAGTATGGTAATTCTAAAGATACGGTATCTTCAGTACGGATATCTATAATAGCCCTTCTATTATAGGAACTTGTGATCAATCCTGGTGTAACATTTGGTAAATTGCATGGAATCCATGTAACTTGAATACGTCCTGAATGCATTTGAGTTTTAATAAACTTTAATGTTAAAACAAGACTTCCTCTCCAAAATTTATGCATTCTAGCTAGATAAGTAAAAGGTACATGCCATTCATATACCCACGTTTTACCACTAGCTCCATTAGCTCCTAAAGCAAGAAATGATAAAGGAGACATCTTCTTCGATAATAAAGATGATCCTTGACCAGCAGTGGCTGCCCAATTCAATTCTCCTACATAATATGGAATTTTGTACAAATAAGCTAAAGACATCTCATCTTCATTTGTAAAACTTCCATAATCTATTGCTTCAAGTCGATTTAAAGCCGAAACACCACCAGGCAGAGCTAAATCAGGCCCATCACAAGTGCCAGCATAACGAAGTAACTGTTGTGCCACAATTGTCTGACCATTTAACTCTCGTGGTTTAGACCAACCTAATACTGAGGTAACACCAGACAGTATATTAGTTATCCACTCCACAGGTTTAGCAAACTCACTAAGTATTGGAACTTCCGTCAATACATTGGCTACTTTGCTACATTTTCGGAGACCCATAGTTATAGGACCAGCATTTTCTGCTGCTTCTTTAACTTCACCTCCACGTCGCTTAATTTTAATTTTTATTTCTTTATTAGACATTTGAGCGACAGTTGGTGCATTGAGTTCCATGTTTTCCCACCAACCATAAACTACATAATCAACATATTGTTGACCAAGAGCACCGGTTAGTAGTGGACTAAAAACATCAAGCCACCATGTTCCCCAATCGTAATACCCTTCCTTCATGGAATACCATGGAGTAGGAGCAATGTAGGGAATTCTCATAACTATGCTTGTTTTCCTACAATCCATTTCAATGTGAGGATGTTGAATCTTCTGCATTAAAATTTCATTTTTCATAGTCCCATAATTGGGATTTATAGCAAGAAAATTTGCATAGTTAGGAAGATAATGCAACAATAACTTTCCTTGATGGAAAGGAGTAGCATTAATTTGAACTTTTAACATAAAATCACCTCTGATCAGATTAAAACCTTTTATCTTTTCATTCCACATAGGAATATTAGTTAGATAAGAGGCAATACTGCCTGAAGCTAAACTAGTGTTCAATGCAGCAGAAGAATTCCATAATCCCTGAGCTAATAAAACAGGTCTTAAAAGAAAACTTTTAATATCATCATAAGACTCAATATATGTACTGAGTTCATGTGTACTTCTAGAAGAAGTACCTTCAGCCACAACTGCACTTTCAATAAATGTAGTTGTAGCTTTTTCATCTAGTGAAACACTAGATTCGAAGTCTGTGGCAACAGTGTTATCCATTTGTGCAATACAAACTTCATTTAAACAACTCTCTTTATTAAGAGTTAGAGACCCGAGAGCAGGCTCTACCAATCCCATATTAGGCAATGGGTTCCGTCGGTTTTGATTTGTAGACCAACAATCTACGTTAAATTTCTTTGTAATGCGCAAATTTATAAGCTGGTCACGGCATTAGTGTTACCAGCAGGGGAATCAACAGTTATCTGTTCTTCAACGTTTTCAATTATTACGTCATAACCAGGGGAACGTTCGGCCTCAACCTCGGCCTTAACACCTGCTTCATAACGTTGTTTAGCAACATTTTGTGAAATCTTTTCTAATAATTTTGTTAGTGGTAGACCATTTAGATCTGTTCCATCTATAAAATCATAGAAAGAATATCTATATTCTGATAAAGTCAGAACATGTCTCCTAGCTACATCAAAATCTGTGTACTTAGGATAAATGCCATAAGCTTCTTTGCATGCTGGAGCATACCTTTTAACTATGGCATCAAATTCTTCTCTATCATATAGAGAAAGTTCAAGAAAAGCAGTTTCCATCTTATCTACTTCAATTAAGGGATCATAAATTCCTTTAATCCATTGAACTTTCTCTATAATGGAGTATTTTCTCAATCTTGCTAAGAATCTCAATACTCCATTAATTTTGGTAGGAATAAAACCTCTACCAAGAAAACTTCCATCTGAGATAGGTCTAAAATCTGGTATTTCACCACCAGATTTTAATTCATCTGTTATTTCAATATTCAAATAATATTTACCCATAGCTTTAATGGAGTTAAAGTTAACTCCTTCCATTAAATCCCTTTTAACACTGGCAACCACATCATCACCAAGGGTAATATAAGCTAAAGCTTTATCAGCCGGGTTAGGCGGCAAAGCTTGTAACAGCATAGGATCCATTCCTCTCTGTAACAACCAAGCAAATATTGCACAAATATATATATAACAGATATTTACAAGTGAATTAAGGATAGCAGTCAGAAAATTACCTGACGTATTACCTTGCTTCCAATTGTAGAAATAAATCTTACCATTTATAACCACAATATGCCAACTATCAATAATATCCTCTACTAGTAGAGTTCTAATTCTACTAGCTTCAGAGCCTTTATCACCATAAAACATGTCCATTAAATAAAGGACACATTTCATTATAGCTCTTAATTGTCTTTTATCAAATTTAGAATGATCTAAAAATAGACAATCAGGAGAATTATTAACGATATGACTTGCAACACCATCCCATTCCTCACTTAGTGGATTAACACCAATAGCAATACCATTATGTATTCTATTCTCAAAAATCCACCCAGCAAAAGAGCCCATGTAACGTTTACACAGCAACAAATGGATAAAATCATTGGTACAAAATAACCTTGAATCAGCTTTCAAAACTTTCTCAAGTTTTAAAAGTTCATCTTTAACATTATCTATATTAATACCATATAATCTTTCTCCATCTTTAAGTTTCTGTTCACAGTAATCAAACATTCGTTGAATTACTTTCATTACTTTGGGTTTAACCTTGCCTTCTTCATCAAGCATCCAGCGTTTATTCTTCCAATCGGTTTTATATTTTTCCTTTAACATACGGAAATAAAAACCTGCTGAAGAATTCCAATTAACACTATTTAGTTTATAGGCAATATCGCCATATAAACATTGATCTAATGTTAGTAGTTCCTTTTTAACAGGAACACTAGAATCGCTCATAACACGAGCCATAGCTTGATGTACTATTTCATCAACTAAAGGACCATTTATTAAGGCATTATTTATGCCATATGGTTCCCTAGCTTTTGCCATAGTATCCACAACAGAACCATCTTTCAGCTTAACGGTCCCCATACGCGCTGGAAATCTTGTTCTTGTATCGATTCCATATAAAGGTGATTTCTTAATTTCACTCTTATTAGGAACAAATAGTGGAACATTCATAACAGCCTGTGCCATATGATTAATATCAATTTGCTTGAACTCAGTTTTAATCTCTAATGAACAACTTTGAGCACCAGAAGGAGCTAGCAATTCTAACTCTTCTTCTATGATCTTCTCAAATTCTTTCATATTTTCATTAACAACTTCGACCATAGGTCTCGAACGAATTTTTAATTCTTCCAATTCCTTGATCCAGGGTTCAAACAACTCTTTATATATTGGTACACCATTAGGATTAGTTCCCCGCAATGATGTATGCAGATAAAACAACCAAGGTTGTTGTGCTTGCTTCCAACCTAAATTTGTACAATAATTTTTCCTATCATCAGTTAAAAATCCAGGACTCGTACAATATCCAGCATGAGTAGAAAACACTCCATCCTTACCTTTCATAATTAAGGTTTGATACTTATAACTATTTAAAGGAATATGCTCATCATCAATATTTAAAGAGGTATTATAATAATTAAGATCGTGTCCATAATTAAAACGCACATCAACGCGTTTCTCTGGACCATTGAAATTCAACGATAAATCTGTTGTTCTTTCAATAAATATACCATCTAAATTAGTTTTATCACTAATCCATTCCGCACATTGTAAAGGCGGAATTAAATGGTATATAAAGGGTCTATTGCTACAATGTTTAAACTTAATAATTGATAAATCTTTCGAGCTCAACTCTTCGTTGGTTTCAAATGTTATCTCATCTAACTTAAATCTTTCAGTACTTTTCTCCATAGTAGTAGTAACATAAGGTACGATGATTAACTCAACGAATTGCCCTGGTTTCGCTTTCAATCTTTCTTGTATAGTTTGAATGGCAACTCTTGCATGATCGACTAGAACAGCAGTTTTACCACCTAAAAATACAATATTACATGGATGTCTAAAAGACACTTGACCATTTTCTTTATGTATACTCACATAAAGACCGCAAAAATTATCCATGTATTTATCAATCGTTTGTTTAATGCTCTCTGCATCAACCCACGATCCTTGTTGAACGGTTCTTAATTTTTTCCGTTCAATTTTAGCTTTTTCCTTCAATAAATCCGTATCATTTTTGATATTAGTAAAATAATTATCTAATAACATAATTGGTACGGCTAAACCTAAACAAGTAAAAGCTCCAACAAATAAAAATTCCATTGTTGAATTAAAGGCTGGTGAATAAAAAAAAACTCATCAGACCTTCTTTTATAGCACAACCGACTGGAACACAATAATTATCATAAAAATCATATAAATATTGTTGAACTTGTACACATGATCTAATAAAAGGCTCATGTATACCATCAGATATAATCCAAGAATTATATGATTTTAAAGCATCTTTATATTCCAAACCTGATAATTCAATTATATGTTCTGTAGATATCATCTTCATATGTTCTCCAAATTCTATATTTATTTTCTCAGTTATCTCTTTTAAAAATTCATAAACAACTGCAGAAACAATAGGAATTCGTCGAACACTTAATTCAGGTATTGCCTTATATAACTTATTAGCTATTTTACTAGCTCTACCTTCACCAGGTGATGTATCCACCATATGATCAACTCCATCTTTAATAATTTGTTTAAGACGCTCATGGACATCTTCAGTATATTTAAAAGATATCCATTTTGATTTAAAGACTTGCTTCCATTGTTGTCTATCAACATTTGCTTTATCTAGAA